CTATTACATCCCCATGAATTTGGCCGCCGCGATAATCTGGTTTTATCAGTGCTGCTGGCTGATTGCCCTCGCCGCCGATCCCGTGAAAGTCGTCCTGCCCGAATGGCCGATTCAATACAATCTGGCCGAGATGTTCCAGCTTCTCCTGGCCCTCCTCGGCTTCGGCTATATGCGAATGAAGGAAAAAGAGTCGGGAGTGGCCCGGTCATGACGGATTTAGCCGAGCAATTGTTCCGGGAAATACATGCGATCATGTCGTCGGAAGGCGAGGCGGACGCAGCGCTGGCTACGTACACGCCGGCCACCGGAGCGGCAAAAACCAACGTCAGGATCATGATCGAAAAAGGATTTGCCCTGTTTCCCTCGGGTTTCATGACCCAGGTTACCGGCCAGTCAATAACGGTCGAAGCAGCGTTGTCCGATCTGGGCAAGGAGCCTGATCGGGGCGAGACATTTACCCTGACGACGGGCGGCACGGTTTACACAGTCCTATCAGTCGTCGAAAACGACGGTCATACCATCAAGGTATTGGTGCGATAATGGCAGACAAGTCTATCCGGCAGAAGATCGTCGATGCTGTGGATACGCAGCTCAAGAAGATTTTGACCACTGGCGGATATGAAACAAATATCGGCCAGAGTGTCAATTGGTGGCTGGAAAGAGTGGATACTGAGATCCTCCCGGCGATTGTCTGCCGCGACCGTCTCTTGCCGCCGGAAAACAATATCCGCTGGGTGCGCCGTTTGGCCATCGAGATGGAAATATTCCTGGCGCCGACCGAGGATCCCGTGGAGACCATGCGGAAAGCCCTCGCCGATATTGAAGATAATGTGCGCAACGACCCGACGTGGGGCGGCCTCGCTCATGACACGGAAATATTGGAATCAGAAAAAATGTCAGTCGATGATTGGGAGACAATCGTGATTGCAAGCGGTTTTTACATGGTAATCGAGTACGAGACCGAGCCCTGGAACCCCAGGGCGTAGGCATTATGAAAAACTAAAGAAGGAGGAAACAATGGCGGCATATAAGCTCAAACACAACGCGGAATCATTTACCGTGGTGGACGGGGCATTCGCCGGGAAGACTTACCGGCCCGGAACGGTCTATGCGGAAGTCCCGCCCCAGGAACGGGGGCGGTTCGAGGAGATCAAGGAAGAGCCGTCGGCTGCGGCGTCGGAGGGCGGGCCGGCCAAGCCACGCGTCGAAGCAAGCAAGGCGAAGATCATCGAGGCGGCCTGATCGCCGCCGGAAAGTAATGAGGTGAAATAAAATGGGTACCAGAAGCTATATGGCCACACACGATCTGGTTGCCGTGTCGGCGTATGCCAAGGAGACGGCGATCAACACGGAACAGACCCTTGACCTGACCGTCCTGGCGGCTCTCGGTGACATCATCAACCTGGAATACCGTCGGGAGAGCAACGAAAACGAAGCCACAGGGAAGGAAGAGCCGGACACGATTTACGACCTGGGCGCGACGGCCGCCGGTTCGATCAACTTCGAGAAGGCCCAGCCCCAGCATTTCGCCTTTTTGGCCGCCTACGCCCTGGGATCCATCGCCAGCGCCGCCGCCGGGTCCGGCTATCAGCACACCATCACTCCGATCGACGGAGATCTGGACGAGGACCGCTCCCTGCCGTCCTTCACGGTGGCCCAGCGTTACGGCAAAACCGTCCTGAAACGGCGCTTTGCCTCCATGTTTGTGGACTCGTTGACCGCCACGTTTGCCCGCGACTCCTGGTGCAAGGTTGTCGGCTCCCTCAAGGGCACGGGTAAAAAGACGGACAACCTGGTCGAGGAAACCGTCAACTCCTATATCGACGAAACGTCGCTCACCCTGGCGGCCAACGCCGTCGAGGGCGCAACCGCGGCGGAACGCCTGCAAAACGTCCAGAGAATACGCGTCGAGCTGGCATCGGGCGTCTGGGCGGACGTGGTCTATTCCGCGGTGTCCTCCGCCACGCCCGGCGTGATCACCATCGTGGCCCCCGGCGCCACCCACGATAAAAAAGATTTCAAGGTACTCTACATCCCCGACGAGGCCGCCTGGTGCACCTTCCCGGCGCGGGTCAATGAAACGCCCCTCCGGGTGTCGGAGATGACGCTGAAAGTCGGCGGAACCTGGTCCGGCTCGGCCTTTTCCGGCGGGCGGGAATTGCAGGCAGAAATGAAAAGCATCGAGTGGACTCTGAACAACAACATGGAAGTCCAGTTTGTCCCCGGCGCGGGCGGTACCTACGCCTCCCGGGCCATCCGGGGCGGCCGTACCCAAAAGATCAAGCTCGATCGGGAATTCCGGGAATTTATCATGCAGCAGCACATGGAGGACAACGACACGATGGGTCTCTACATCCTGGCGGAGGGCGCGGTTTACGACTCACCCCACAAATACCAGGTGGAGATCATCTTCCCGAAGGTCGGTGTTTTGAACGCCCCCCTCTCCGTGGACGGCAAACGCCTCGCGGAAGCGGGCGACCTCCAGGTCCTGGAAGATGACACCTACGGTAGCGTGATTGTCAACGTGAAGAACAAACAAACCACCTACGCGGCGTAAACAGCGGGGGAACAGATTTGTGGGGAGCAGCTTGAAATCTACCGCCGCAAGATGTCTCCCAGGGCCCATAGAAAGGAGATCCCATGCCCAGAACGTTGAACGATGAAATCTGCAAGATGCGCTTTCATGACAAAATATCCGGTGACGACATCGCCATCCACTACCGCCTCCCCTCGTCGGATGAGCGCATAGCCTACGCTAACGCGATGGTCACTCGCAAAGGTAACAAGATCATAAACACGGCCGGGGCGGCCCGGAGGAAATACGGCCTGGCTATCTTGGAGGGATTCGCCGACGGATCTTTCGACAAGGGCAAGGGGCAGCCGCTGTCGTCCGACCCTGCCTCGCCGCATTACGATCCCGCATGGAAGGCCATCATCGCCAAGTATGCCTCCGATGTCGTTGAGATGCTCGCTATCATGGTGTTCGAGGCCTCGCTGGCCACCGTGGAGACGGAGGGCGCCGACGCCGACGCCGAGGAATCTGATGACGACCCTTCGTAGCCGACCTGGACGCAATCCGTCTGGGTCTATGCGACGAGAGAGAGGAGCGAAAGTGTAGGGAGGAGGTAGGTGAGGACCTCCTCGAATGGACATGCGCCCATTGCGAAAAGAAAAAAAGGTCGGACATTGGTGAATACACAAAGAAAATCTTTCGGCTGCGCTATTTGAAGCTGGCCGGATATCCGTTCCGGGCCAACGACCTGACGCCGGAAGAATGGAACGACCTCGGGCGGGCGGAGGAAATAATGCAACAAAAGGAATTCGCCCGCTCAAACGCCAAATTGGCGTCAATATTGGCGGCAATCCTTAGATCGCGGTGACATTATGGCCAACGAAAACACCATCGCTATTCGCATCACGGTCAAAGACGACGGTTCCGTCGTGCTCAAGCAATTCGGCGACAATGCCGAGAAGGCAATGGGCACGACGGTAAAAACCACCGAGAGCGCAGGCAAGGCTTTTGCCGGGCTGGCGGGCCAACTGAAGACCTTCGCGGCCGTAGCCGGGATAGCGTTTGGGGTCAACGAGATGGTCTCTTATGCCAGGGAGTCCATTATGCTTGCGGCCCGCGTCGAGACGCTGGGCGCGGTCCTGGGGGTCGTCGGCGAAAATGCCGGGTATTCGCGCGGCGAGATGCAGCAATACGTCAACGAAGTCAAGAAGATGGGCATCACTACGGAAGCTGCCCACGACGCGGTCGTCAAAATCGCCCAGGCGCAGATTAACGCAGCAGACTCGGCCAAACTCGCCCGCGTTGCCCAGGATGCCGCTGTCATCGGCAACATCAATTCCAGCGAAGCGTTCAGCCGGATGATCAACGGGATCAGATCCGGCGAAGTGGAGATTCTCAAGACCATCGGGCTACAGGTCAACTTTGAGTCCGCCTACAAAAAAACCGCCGCCGCCCTGGGCAAGTCATCCGACGCCTTGACGGAACGGGAAAAGGCGCAGGCCAGGGCCAACGTCGTCATGGAGGCGGGAACCCGCATCGAGGGCGCCTACGAGGCATCCATGACGAAGGCTGGGAAAGCCATGCTTTCTCTTTCCCGGCTTTCCGAGGAGTTGAAGCTGGGCTTTGGAGAGCTGTTCGGCCCTGCCTTAACGTCCTCGGTCTTTGCCATTACCGACGTGCTGAAGGCGTGGAACAAAGAGATGGAGGAAGCCAAGGCCAGCGGGCAATGGGACGAAATGACCGAAATGGTCTCCGGCCCGCTAAAGGTCGCCTGGATACAAATCAGCGATTTGACGGAGGCGGTACTGAACTTTGTCCGGCCGATGGCGCCTATCGCCGGCGACATTGCTTCCGGCGTCGGCGTTATCGCCTACGGATGGGGCGGGGTGTTCGCGGCATTGAAGCCGATCGGGGAGCTGCTCGGCAATCAAATAGCAATCGCATGGGAGTTAGCAAAAATACTGGGGCAAACGGCGGTCATGGTCGCCGCGGGGGCCACAGGACAGTTGGACGTAGTTCGTACAGCCTATCAAGAAGCACAGAAAAGCGGCGGAACTATCGAAGCTCTTATGAGCAGGAATAAAGCTCTCGTGAGCGAAGGGATAGCGGATGCCATAGCCGGATATGGTCGCCAGGCAGAAGCCGCGGTTGCCCCCCCCAAGCGGCAGACGGAGGCCGAGAAGGCCGCGCAGGAAGCAATCAGCAAAACCCGGGCGGACGCCAACGCCAAAGCCGCCAAGGAACGGGACGACCAGGCGAAACTCGACAAAAAGTCTGCTGACAAGCGGGCCAAGCTTGAAAAGGACCTGACCAAGGAACTGGAAAAGACCCTGGCCGCCCGCAAAAAGAACGAAGGATCTTTCTACGATTACAAGGCCGCAGAGATTGAAGTCGATTTGCAGAAATTCCGGACCGCCGGTGCGACGGAAGTGCAGATCGCCCGGCTCCGCAAAGAAAAACTGATCAATATAGAGCTGGAGGCCGCGGAAAAACGGCTCGAAACGGAGGCACAGCTCTGCAAGACCATCAACGAATATTCCGACGAATCGATTGCCGCCGAGATTGCCGCCATCGAGAAAAAATACAAGGAGCGCGCCCGATATACGAATGACGTTACCCTGCTGCTGGCAGCGCAGGAAAAGGAGGAGCAGGCGGCATATTCCCGGCGCGACAAAGCCGTACTGGACTATTATCAGCAAGTGGGTCGTTACGGCCAGGATTACGACGCGCTCGTCGAGTCGCTGGCGATCGACGAATATAACCGCGTCATGGATCTTCTGAACGACGAGGAGGAGGCGGAGCGGGCCTATACGGAATTCAAGCAGAAACAGAGTATCTCCAGGGTAGAAGCCGAGAAGAAAGCGTCTCTGGACCGGCTGGTCTCATATCAGGCCCTATACAAGGACCTCCAGGGCTACGAGGGCCAGTATTACGATTACAAGGCCGCAGAGA